GTGTTCCGTTAATTCCGTCTTCTATATATAATTCTTCAGGAGTTGTTCTATAAACTAAAGCAAGCCCAACGGTATTATCCGAATCATAAAATCGTAAACCATGTTCACCTGTATGGCCACCTATTCCTAAATTAAGTATTGCTGCAGGCTTATTTATACCCACATTCCCTGTAAACGTGGCACCTGCATTCACTGTTAATTCTTTGTTAAACTGAATGTCTCCATGTCTGAAAAATGCTATAGGATCTGAATCAGTAAGATTGTATAGCAATATGCCATCAGTATTACTTACTCCAATCGAATATACATGATCCACGCCAGCATTAGCCGTTCTATCTAGCTGAATATGAAATGCACTGTCATTTTTAAAAATTGCATCTCCCTCAGTTATCTTTAAACTATTCGTAAATATTTCTAAGCTATTAATAGGAGTCGAGCCTGTAGAAAACCTAGATATTCTCGCATTTATATTTGTACTAGAATTACTTCCCCCAAACTGCAGGTAACTAAACCCTGTTAATGTTGTAAATCTTAATCCCTCTTCGTCACCATTTGATCTAATAATCGTAGTCCCATCTATTGTAGCACTGCTTTCAAAATTAACGTGACCTGTAAACGTACCACCAGTATTAGGAACTCCATAAGTAGAAAAATTGCCACTATGGATAAGAGTATCAGCAGATATATCCATATTTAAAATGTTTCTTATAAACCCAAAACTGTCTGTTCTTTGTTGAATTTGAAAAGAGCCACTTGTAATAAGAATTTCTAAATTTTCATCTGTTGTATCAGTTTCATCAAGTCTGAATCTCGGAAGAGTTCCTGATACTGTTACTCCGTTGTTTGCAGAAATAGTAATTGGTGAACTAAATGTACCACCACTTGCAGCACTAACAGCATCAACTTGTGCAGCAGTATAGTCTCCACTTTCAGCAGTTACAGCACCTGTTCTTCCAAATACTGAATCTACAGCACCAGCAGAGCCTGTATAGCTAATAGTAATTGTATTTGCTCCATCATCTACATCAACTCCTATATCAGTTCCACCAACAAGTGCTGTTCCTATAGCATCTCTTGCATTCTCATCAGTATAATGAGATAAGTCAGATATTTGAGATTCTGTTATGGTAAGAGCACCTTCATGTTGTACTACTGAACTTTGAGCTATGTTCCCATCAGGAACGTTAGCCCAGGTAACTGCGGAAGTAAGATCATTTACTTCAGAGGTTAAGAATCCAGCATCGTTATTATAGTTAGAAAGGTTTGCTTCTACTGAAAAATCAAGTTTTCCATTTGGATCATCATAAGTTACCGATATTAATGTTTCTGTATTACCAGCAACCATTCCTCCCACTATATCCTGAACTTCTTCATTGGTTAAAGTAGCAGTAATATAACCAGCATCATTTGTCCACTGATTATTAGAACCAGATTTATTTGTAAGAGTATCTGTTGAACTTGGAGTAATATAAGAACCAAGATCTGAGATTTGACTCTCTGTAACTGCTAAGGCACTTTCATGTTGTGTAACAGAAGACTCACTGATTCTCCCATCTGCAAAAGTTCCAGAGGTAATATCAGATGCAGAATGAGTGTGTGAAGATGAGGCATAGGCAAGCTCATTCCAACTACTACCATCAAATTGATAGAGTGTGTTTGTATCTGTCTCTGTAAATATGGCTCCAGCTTCTACATCGGTAGGCTTAGTATCAGCATTTAAACCTGTAAAGCGATCACCAGAGTATCGTTTTATTGCCATACTAGGTTGGTTCTATGAATGATGCAAGCTGTCTATCATTACCATTACTTAATCTCAGCATCACTCTGGTTACGGTGTTAGTTGAAATTTCTTCTGTTTCAATATAAAGAGATGCTGATCCTCTTGAAGGAGTAGAAGGAGCTATACTAGGCTCTGTTATATAAATATGACCTTCTACTTCAAGTATTTCATTAGCATTATCCCATGTAAACTTGGAAGAACCTGCAAAATTTCCTGAATTATTATATTGAACATCTTGGTCAGAACCTGCAGCTCCAGTAGTTGCTGTAGATGCAATGGTCAGTGTGTTAGCACCATCATCATAAGTAAGTGTAATGTTGGTTCCAGCTACTAAGAGATTGTTTACTCTATCGTCAACTCTCTCAGCAGTGTAGTATAAATTAGTACCCTCGGATAAGTCTGTTGTAGATTTGGCTGAAAAGGCACTATTAAATCTTGCTTGCGTGTAGTAAAGATTAGACCCTTCAGAGATATCATCAGTATCAAGAACTACAGTTCCTGTCTCTCCATTAACACTTTGTACAGCATCATCTGGTCCTGCAAGTCGTTGCCAACTAGTTCCATCATAAATATATGTAGCAGAACCTGAATCTACATTAGGATCAGCAGAAGCATCAGTTACAATAGCGACATCCCCTTCTTCTACTGTTAAACTATCTCTTGCTGTAATATCAGCTACAACATCAGTTTCAGTAATAGCCAGGGCTGGAAGTTGAGAATTGGGAATAACTCCTGAACCATTAAGAGAAGCATATCCACCAGCAACTCCCTTGTTGGCTACTTGTTCAAAGTCTGAAGAATCATTGCCATCAAGTGTGTCTGCATCTACATTCAGAGAGTCAACATACGTTTTATCAATATGCTGTTGTACAGAACTTGCAGATATACGGGCATCGGCAAAAGTCCCACTTACTATATCTGCTGCATCATGGGTATGTCCTACAAGAGAATAATTACCAAGATCAGAAATCTGAGACTCTGTAATAGTAAGTGCTGCCTCATGTTGAGTTACATTGCTTTCTGCAATACGAGCATCTACAAAAGTTCCTGATACAATATCAGAAGCTGGGTGAGTGTGAGCAGCATCAGAGTAATCTATCTCTGTCCAACTGGAACCATCATAGATGAAAACCTTTTGTGTATCTGTCTCAAAAAATGTTGCCCCACCTAATACTTCAGTGGGTTTTGTATCTGTTGATAAGCCTGAAAGCTTATCTCCTGCATATCTCTTTATCGCCATAATTTCTTTATATTACTTCGGAGAAAGAAATCACTACAAAATCTTCCCCAAATTGGTTTCTAATTTTATGTTCTGTTATCTTTAATCCCCCCTCTGTTCGTACTTCTGTATATTGATTAAGTTCACCTTCAGGTACAGAGGGAATTGGATCAGCTCCAGATGGAGTATGAATAGAAAATTGTCTGTCAAGTTTAGTGTCTTCCAGATCTGCTACTGCGCCTTCAAGAGCATCTATTAGTGCTTGTAGATTAGCTATTAATGTATCTACTTCACTTTGTGTATATCCATTAATATCTCCAATTTCTCCTAATCCTAACTGCTCTAATGATACTTTATGTGGATTATTGAAGTTATCTATATGGAGACTCGAACCTACTCTGTCTTGTCTCTTTTGTCTTACTTGACTTCTTGACATACTTTACTCTGGGTTATATACAAAGTAAAATATATATAAAAATATAGTACTATTCCAGTGCTAATTCAGGTGTCTGTACTTCAGATGTGCTAAGTCATTTTCTCTTAAAAACTCTTTCAATTTTGTTTTATTTCCTTTTGAGCCTCTTGTTGCAGTAAATCTGTATGCTGTTTTATTTGGTACTACACAACCAGCTTTATGCCAGTTAAACCTGCAATACCACTTATCAGTATAATAAACAAACCATTTTTCTCCATCTGGGTTTTCTTTGGAATAGGGAGTACCCCCCTCATCTATTATTTCCTGTTTAAGTTCATTAGAGGCTTTCCAGTTTATTCTTGGTTTGCTAAAATCTCTGTCTACTTTTATTACAGATATGGTTGAGAGTCGTTCTCCCATATTAAATTCTCTGCCTTTGTAAATGATCTCATCCATAACCCTGGTATTAAATTCAACACATAAATCCTGCCATACATCTTTAGACAGAGGATTTTCTATATCCTCACAATAACTTTCATAAATATTAACTGAGGTGTAGTCACTCATTATATGTTAACTTTGAATTCCACTTCTCTTGTTCCATCTTTGTCATATACAAATCCATAAGCAGTAGCTGGAACAGCAGTAAATCCTTTATTCCAGTGCCACTGGTCATCAGCAGGATGTGTGCTTCTCAGATACAGTACTGAACATCCCCTGTAATCATATCTTCTCTCATGATGTATATCTCCGAGGAAATAAACTCCTTGCTTTATATCAGACCAATGCTTTCTGGCATCTTTATCTGTAGACATAAGAGAGGGAAGATCCTTAGCTTTACGCTGATTGTCTCCATGTGTAAAACCACACAACCAACTTCCATACCTGTAATATTGTCTTGCCTTTCTGGAATCATGTACAGTTACATCTGATTGGTTCTCATAAGCCACCATAAGACACTCAAGCAGATACATCACTCTGTCCTTATCATGGTTCCCAGATATAAAAAATAGCTCGACAGGAGCTATTTGTCGAGCTTTATCAATACATCTTCTTATAAGATTAAGTCCTCTTCTAAATGCTGGCATATCAGTTTCATGAACTCTATCAGCAAGAGGTGTTCCTTTCTTTGTTCCAAGAGAAGAATTATTAGTATGCCAGAAATCATTACCAAGAGGAATAATAATTACTTCGGGGTTCTTTATAGCAATAGATTCAAGAAGTTCGTCAAAAGCTGCCTCAAAAAGTATTTCATTATCTTCAATAGTTGTTTGGGAATCTGTTTCATCTAATGATGCTATCTTATCAAGGTGTGCATCAAACAAATTTATAATGGCAGCCCTCTGCTTATGAGTAGATCTTGCTTTTGGAAGAGTGTATTCTGGAGGAGAATATTCTTCTATGTGATCTCTAAATGCCTTAACTGGATCAAAGTCAAGATCATCTTCCTTATATCTACGTGTTTCTACAGAAAAATATGTTCCTGATTTTCTTTGTTTGTACCATACATTAGTTATGTCATCTTCAGATATACCATGTTCATCAAGAAATTCCTCAAGAGTTTGATAAAGCTGATCATCTTCAATAATATCAGTCTTTACTCCTTCACCAGCATTAGTAGTAGTTTTCGTTGATCTTGCTTTTTCTATCTTATCCAGTGGCTCATTAAGATGCTCTGCCCACCACTCATCTCCTTTCTTCCAATGTTGGCGTTTGGAGATGTGTACTCTAATTTCAGATACTGTCATTTGAATGGATTTAAATTAAACCTTATAGGCATGGTAAAACCAATGTTGTGAGAACCTGTGTTAACATCATACCTATAAAAAAGATTATATTGCTTTGCGGTTGTGTATGAAAGAATAGGACCAAAGGTGTGCTCTCCAAGTTCTGCTCCTATAGAAAAGTAGGGTTTTGGTTGAAGCGTTCTTGTAATAGTCTCACGATAAGTTTTTGTATTAGTGATAGTAATAGTTTCTTTGTTATCTACTACTTTCTGTTGTTTTAGTATATAAGTAAATATCTGTCGTTGAAGCTCTCCTTTAACTCTTGACTCCCAGCTTGCAGATATAGTAGAATCAGCATAATAAGATGTGTAGCTGTTTACAGAGTCATTGACGGCAACAGGAGCATTTATAATTACTGTATCCTTAACTTCTCTGCGCAAAGAATCTGCTATAGTCTCCCAGTAACTAACTTGGGATTGCAAAGAATCAATAGCTGTAGAATCAGCTACAAGCTCTGTTTTTGTTTCAATCTTATAGTTAGGGAAAAGCTCATTGTAAATGGTAAAGCCAACAATACAAACAACTATTGCGATACCTATTTTAATCCATTCTTTCATATAAATGAAGATAGGAAAATAACTCCTCTATTTCCAATTTTCATCTGGCTTTTCGCCAAAAAACTTTCTGTTAAGTGTCTCAACAAGCCTTGAAAACTTACCTTCTTTACCTGAGATATTCTCAGCAATACTTTTAAGCTCTGTAAAAATAAGAAAGAAATAAGCAAACCAATCAATATTTTTGGCAAGCCTTAATGTGTCTCCCACCCAACCTTGAAGCTGGTTTCTTCCGAATACATTAGCTATTCCTGTAACAATAAGCAGGAAAGCTCCATATTCTATTGTTTTAACAAGAAGTTGTCTGAATCCAAAAGATCGGATATACTCCCCTCTTCTTCTGGCATTTCTACAACCATAGACAAAATCCACGATCATTGCTACCATAAGAAGAAAGACAAGTTCAAGATTAGTGGTAAATATTGTAAACAAATCGGTAAATAGCCAAGCTCCTGTGGATATAAGACCCTTAGCTAAAAAATTCTCTTTAATAGATTCCAAAGGTTTTAAGTATCTTTCTAATTGTATCTCTTTAATAAGGCTCATATTGTTAGAACCTCCTTCTGTAAATGTTATATTCATAATACAAAAATATTACACCAATTAGTAGTCATTAGTTAAAAAAATAGGAGTAGCAGAATGTTCCACTACTCCCATTATAGATTTATTAAACTACCTACTCTTACGAGTTAAAGAAAGCAGCAAGAGTTGCCAGAGTAATATTACCCTGTGGATAAGCAACATGAATCTCTCTGAACTCATTCTGTTTTACAACGGCATTATCATTGTCGTTCTCATACAGAATAGTAAGAAGATCATAGTCTGTTCCATCAGCAACATTGCTTTCTGGAGTTTGAGGAAAGTAGTTGGTTTGTGTGAAACTTCTTGTAGCCCAACTAAACTCTTCCAGATTCTTAACTTGTGCGTTAAGTCCAGATCCAGTTTGTGGAGCAGAGATAGAAGTGATAACATCATCAGCAACTACTCCTCCAAGAGAAGTCTTGAAGCTGATTGCAGGTTCTCCATCCTCAGATGGTTCTGCAGTTATAAGAACACCAACTACATCATCTGCAGCAGGAGCACCAGCAGTAACAAGTCCAGCAGCTACTCCACTTTCAGATTCACCAATGTAAGGTCTGTCAAGAACTATCTCCAGTTCTGTTTGAGCACCCCCATTAGTTTCAACACTCTCAGCAACATATACTGGAGACTGTTCATCTGTGGCATGACCAATTCTTATTTGGTCACCAGCAGTTAGTCCATCAATATCTTCACCAGAAGAAACAGTAGCGATAACTACCGTACTTCCTTCTGTCACTTGAAGAGTTACATCAGCATTGGTTACATCATCCTGAAGTTGCGTTGAAGCTTCATCAGAAAGAACATCAGCTTTTACAAAATCTCTTGTATGAGATCCAAAAACATTACTTACTTTTGCTTTTCTGAATTGTTCAGCAAATTTTGCTGCAACATCATATGGATTGTCAGAAGATTTAATACTAATAGAAGCACTGATTCTTGGGAAAGGCTCATAGCCTTGTTCAAGTCTGGTTACTTTAATAGTAGCATCTCCTGCATCAGTAGAAAGCTCATTACTTCCTCCTGCTCCCGCATAACCAACAGCAGATTGTTGTCTTACTTCAGCTCTAAATGCTTGAGTAAGCACTTGGTTAATTTTAGATTTCTCGATATGCTCAATCTGTGGATTATCTCCTCCTCTTACAAGCGTAAGCTTGTCTGGAGCATCAGTACCTGTAAGGTCTTCTGATCCACCAGATGCATCTTCAGAATTAAGAACGGCAAAAGCACCGTCAGAAACTCTTGAAGGATCTGTGAAAGAAGCGGTTCCACTATCCAGAGCAGTATCTGTTGTTATGAATAATTGTCTTGTAGCACCCATTATATTATAGGTTTAATTACTATTTTAGTGAATTATTCAAGATCGTCCAGGGTTTGAAACTGAGCCTGATCTAATGCTTGAATATCTGCCTTGATATCTTTGGCTGCCATATCTACAATTTCTCGGTGAGTATTTGCAGATAAATCGCAGTCAGTTCCACCTGACAGACTAACCTCTGCAGGTTGTCTTATATATGTCAGTATTACCTTATCTGTAATAAAGCTGTCATCAGTATAGCTGATAATTTCGTCATTGTCAATAGTCACCAGACCAAGATTTGGATGAGGACTATTATGAGGATCTTTAAGCAAAGCAAATATATCATCATGTTGAACTATTTTAGCAGCAGCTCTTCTTTCTGCGTAATCTGTACCTTCGACTCCATCAATAACTCTTTTAGTAGAAGGTGTGGTAAATGTAACACCATCCTGATTATATTGAATAAGAAGAGTTACTGACAGAGGTAGAAAATGGTCTGCTGGAAGATCTGCGGAATCCCCGAAGAATCCTTCCAGATATAGTTGACCAAACTCTTCAGTATCAATCTCATCTACAGTTATAAGTGTTCTGAGATCTTCTATTCTCTTTATAGACTGTTCAAAACCAAGTTGTAATCTGTTAGACCTTGGTTCAACTCTGTCTTTAACAAATTTTTCAATGGCATCATTGAGATACACATCCTTCTCTTCTGAGAGTATGTTATCAAAAGCGTTGGAATTTATTTTCTGAACTTTTAAGTCCAGCTTTGTGTGCATCTCAGCAATAGTCATTTATACAAGGTCTTTAAGCTTACTTCTAAGGTCAAGTACGACCTCTGAATTTCTCTTATTTTTAAAGAAACTGATAGCCTCTGCTACAGAATCACCAATAGTGGTGTCCATGTACAGGAAGCTATTTCCCTGTTTACGAAGGATTCCCTTGTCAACCATAGCATCAAGTTCTGCTCTGATTTCAAGATCAGGGTCAGTAACCATATCCACAAACTTAGAAGGATTTCCATCAATAAACTCATCAAGAAGATTTTCTTTTTCCTCTTCCATCATGTTGGCAGGATCATTGCCAATAAGAAGTCTCACAAGAATATCTCTCTTTTCAGGATTATCGGCAAGATTAGCAAGTTCTACATAAGCTTTCTTCTTACTTTGAACGGCTACATTATTTGCCTGTGTTTCCCTTACAGGATCATAAATATAAAATTCCTTTCGGGGATTTCTCAGCATCTTTCTCTCAGAGGCAGCCACCAATGGATGATTCTGCAACCACTGATATGTTATATAATCTTCAAGGTTGTTTGGGATTTTCTTCCCGTCTTTACCTTCTCTTGTTGAGATGTTAAGTACAACACCCTCAACAGGAACAACGAGTCTGAAATTTTTCCAGAACTCATCTCTTTTCTCTCCGTAATTACGATCATTAGCATCAATATTCAAATAATCCATAAGTAATTGCTTCTCAAGGTCTTTGTCTGTAATACCAAGAGGATGCTTATCTTTATATACGCTGGCAATAGCTCTTTTAGAATTATTTGTTACTTTTGTAGGAAGATATGAGTTTTTAACCTTCCTGCGAACTTGTACTTCTACTTTTTCCATTTATCGTATTTATGGGTTAAAAATTAGTATGGAGGGCTTTCCTGTTGCCCTCCATCTAAAGTGATACTTGTTAGCTTGCAACACATTGAAGGTCGAGAGAAGTATCAAATCTCTTCAGGCAAACTCCGCAAGTTTTCAGATAGTGAACACTTGCTCCATCAATGTCAGATGCTCTGAGGTCGTTTCCACTGAATCCTTTAGGGATAGTGGAACCTGCTACAGCCCATCTAATCATTTCTCTGCCTTTTTTCTGAATCATCTGCAGATTGGCTTGACCATCATATCTTGACTGATCAACAAATACCATTCTGTATGACTCAAGTGGGTATCCAGATTCTGGATGCTTTCTGCTAGCCTGCGCTACAGGTCCATGGTCAAACATTGGAACCTTAACCACATTTACAACGTGTCCATCCACATGCTTATAGCTTGTGAAGAATCCGTCTAGTGAAAGTTCCCTACCACTTCCTGTTACAAAAGTTCTGTCATTGAACTGCTTGTAAGAGTTAGCATCAAGATTATCTTTCATGGCTTGATCAAATTCTCTGTATCCACCAGTACCTGTATATAGAGTTACCTCCATATTGTCAGCGTCTGTCATACCAAAGAACAGATCTCCGATAACATCAAACAGCTTCTGCTCTGTAAGAGAAGAATAGGTTTCCTTGTTAATTACCTGCTCAAAAAGACCAGGACCAATAACAACAGGCTGACCATTCTCATCTTTAAGTTGAGTTTCACCATTTCCGTTATAAGATTGCTCTCCATACCAAAGGGCTACTTCATACTCCTGTTTCCACTGAAGCATTTTTTGCCATTCTTCATATTCCATCCAAAGCTTAGTAGTACCAGAAGATGTAGGCAGCTCAAATTCAGCTACTGCATTATTGGCATTACCGCTCATTTGATAAGACTTTCTGATTGTAGTCAGTTTATGTCTGATCAGGGAAGGAGAAGTCCAGTTACTTGCGTTTCCTCTGGAGAAGTCAGTTCCTACAGGTGCGAAAAGCTGTGCCCATAGACTTCCTTCTGTCAGATCTTCAGCAGGTACGCTGGCATTTGGGTCTGGATCAACTAATTGTAGTGTGTAAGCGAAATTGTTTCCTGATGGAACTGGATCACTCATGATTCTTGCCTGAACTCCATTCTCAGAGATCAGAACATAATCTTTAATGAACCACCTATCGGGAAATTCAAGGGTAAACATTGAATGTCCTCTTCCTACATTGGTTGTCACAGAGGGGGTATTAGCAATAGGTCTGGAGTGATCCATCCTTGATTGTACCCTGTACTCATACTCTAGCTGATCAATAGACTCTGTATTACCCATACCCTCTGTAAGCATAGTAAGAGGAAATTTCTTGTCTTCTCGACCACCTATATGAGTAATTACTGGCGACAACTGAGTAGGACGATTAATCAATGCCCTTGCCAGACTACTTGAGTCTGTCATTTGGCTGTCATTGTAGTATTGTTTATATACTCTCATAGGTTATGTTATATTTAAAGGTTAATTATATAAAAGGAGATACTATATCATCTACATTACCCTTTGACGGCTTTTTATCTCCACCATCTTTACCTTTCAGGTTCTCCTTATTGTTTGACTTTGTGATAGCATTTTTAATGTTCTTATTAGAAGAACTCTTAGCTTGCTTCTTTACAAATTCATCCAAGTTATAACCTGAATAGTTTAAATAGGCAATCAGAAGTCTTTGATTTAGCTCAAGATTCTGTGAATCTAGCTGAGCTTGTGTCATTCCCTGTTCATTGACAGGTTTGAAAATATATTCTTTAAACTTATCTTTCTGTTTATCTGGGATCTTTATTCCTTCTATATCCCCATTGTCGATAGCTTCAACAGTTTTTTCATACTGCTCTTGCTGCTGCTGTTGTCTTTGCTGTACAAGCTCTTTCTGTTCTTTCTCAAATGCAGCAACTCTTTCCTGTTGCCTCTTTTTAAGAGCTTTAAGAGAACGCTCAGCATTTGTCTTTAATATTCCAGCAGTTTCAAGCTCTTCAACCTGAGCTTCAGCATCATCTTGTTCAAATCCCTGTTCTATAAGATTCTGCTTTACTACAGCTTTTTGAGTATCAAGATCATCTTCGGTAATTTCTACCTCATTATAATCTGTTTGAGGAAAATACGTATTAATATATTTTTCAGGATCACCTCCAGCAGACTCATATTCCAGCATTCTTGCTGTATGAGGATTTGCTTCAAGAAGAGCAGATAATCTAGCTTCTGCTTTCTTTTCAGCAATAATGCTTGAAACCTTATTAAATCCTTCAGTATCCTGCTCAGCGGCTAGAATTTCATCTCTTGTTTCTTGATCAAATTCTACACCAGCAGAATCTATCATGGATTGGTAAATACTTGGCTCATCATCTCCATCTGAATCTGGATCTGAATCATCACCCCCCTCATCACCTTTGGATTCTGTATCGTTATCATCTGTATTATTTTGAGAATCATCTTGATCCCCTTGGTCATTATTCTGACCTTTCTGATCATCTTGATCGTTATCTACATCAGTATCTGTATCATTAGTATCATCTCCAGTATCATCTGTATCATTAGATGTCTGGTTATTATCTCCAGTATCATTATTCTCTGGAGCTGGTTCTCCCAGTGGGAGAAAATCTAGTTCTTGTGCATCTTCTACTTCTGGCATGTGCTTATATTAAGAGTTAAAATTAGTAATGTAAAGAAATTTTTTATATTTTTGCCAAGCTTCATTATATGACATTATGAGTCATCGTCATTTATAGCTGCAGCATCTTTCTTGGCTTGAGCATCTATTCTTGCTTCCTGGAGGTCTCCTTCAATCTTCATTCTTGTTCTATTATCTTCCCTATCTTCGAGAGCCATTTCATGCTGCTGCTCTTGTTGTTGTTGTTTTAGTTCAAGCTCTCTGATAGCTTGTTGTTGTTGAGCCTCAAGTTTTTCTATTTCTTTAATTTTCTGAGAAGCCTCTGCTATATTACCAGATCTGGCAACTTCTAGCACAGATGAAAGTGGAGCACCATTCTGTATAAGTGCTTGTATTGATCCTTTAACCTGCTCAAGATTTTTAAGATCTTCAGCATTGTTGGATACAAATACTCCAAATTCAGCTTCCTGGAAATCTTCTCCGTCTATATCAACAGTAGCGGTGTATCCGTTGGGCATAATAAACTGTCCTTTCTTTCCTTTACTGAAAGCTGGTTTAGCATAATCCACAATAGCCTGAAGTTCTCTTCTTTCAAATCTTGCGAATTTTCTAAACATATCTTCAGTAATAAGAGATCCCTGATAGATAGCCTGCTCTGTAACTGCTTTTCCCTGATGTTCTCCTATAATCCCTGCTCTTTCTGCATTAACTCCAGAAAGTCTTTCCCACTCAGCCACTGTAGCCTGCATAAGTCCTATATACTGCTCAATAGTCTGAATGGTAAGATCAAGCACAGACTGGTGTTGTGGAGACATGGTAATGCCTTCCTTGTCATAGTCAACCCACGCTATACCTGTAGATTCTATCCAGTAGAAGAAATCTTCAGGCTCCCATCCCTTGGGAATCATATTAATATCAAAGGCTCCCACTTTATCCTTGGCTTTTGCTATAGCAAGTTCAAGTCTGTATTTATAAATATTGTAGGAAAGTTGATAAGGAATACCCATCATAACCAGCGATATGGAACCACTGTTCATGGTATTATATTTCATACCATTGATAGGCAATTTACACTTGGATGGATTATCCAATGTCCACCTTTGATCTGGATAAGGACGCATTCTTACAAAAATATCTCCGTCAATTCTGTGACCTTCCCAAATCTCATTTACCCACTTCCATTCAACCTCCTCTGATATAGTGGGTTGATATCCTTCTTCAACAATAATAGTTTCTTCTATGCCAAAATCATCCTTAGTTGTAACAAATCCTACTTTCTTTCTTGTCTTCCAGTAAACTTTAATAACTTCAATAGCTCTGTCCTGACGTTGATAAGCTGACTGATCATCAATAAACATTCCATCAGTTGCTCCAGTTCTGGTAACAAAATCAGAAGAGTACTGACCTCTTGGGCTTTCCAACCTTTCTATCTGCTCTTCTGTTAGATCATCATAATAGTAATCAACAACAGAGGAGGGAAAACTAAGCTTTCTATAAGCCGCCCAATCACCATCTTCATAAAACTCAACTTCTGGGTCTTTGTCTCCATCAACATCCAAAGGATTTATAATCTCCCATTCCACCTGATCATCATTAACTCCCCTGTAAGAGGTTACAATTCCAGAAATAAGAAAATGCTTAAACCCTTCTATAAGTTCATCTTCTATTTCAAGTTCATACCTAAGATAATCAAGAGCATTTTGACCCATGCGTGATTTTGTATCCACATCCG